CGAGGGCTATTTCCAAACCCAGGTCCGTGTGACCTTTGAATCCATCGAGGAACTCTGACCATGGCCACCCTTCGCGGCGAACAAGGATCCGTTGAATTTGAGACGGGCTCAGGCAGTCTTGCCACTGTTGTCGGCACCCGCAGCTGGAGCCTGACGATCACCAAGGAAACGTATGAAACCACTGATCACGGTGATACGTTCCGCAGTTTCATCGGTGGCTTGATCTCTGGTTCCGGCACGATCGAGCTTGTCTATGACCCCGATGCCACTGGCCAAGCTGGATTGATCGAAGACGTTGTCAAGGCAAATGATGCCGTAGATGCCACTTTTGAGCTGTTTACAACAGGGAACACTAATGGCACCGACAGCGTGAGTTTCGCTGGCATCATTACTGACATGGAAATCACTTCTACCGTTGGTGAGCTTGTGGTTGCTACTTGCAACTTTGTGACCTCTGGCACTATCACTTCTAACCTTGAGTGATGAGGCTATAGTTTGAGCGATACGCTCAAGCTATTTAATGCCTGCTAACAATCGCACTGTGGATTTGCTGGTTGAGGCGTTTGATCTCAACCAGCGCCGCAAGTTCGAG